GAGGCGACGATTGCGACCCCGCCGACGCCTATCACAAATCCGGCGCGGCAGGCATCATGGGTCAATTCAGGGCGGTCAAGATATGACCTACCCGAGCGGCATGGGTATCGCGCGCGGCCTTGTGCCCGGCAGCCGCTCGATCTTCCGCTTTGGCCGCAACACGGCCATAGGATCCACCTACACGCCCATCACACGATCAGGCCACTACCGAACCCCGCAAGCCGGATCAGCCACCACGCTTCGCGTCAAGGCCGGTGGCAATGCCAACGATACCGCCGCAGGCTCAGGCGCACGCCAGATCACGCTCGTGGGGCTTGACGCGACCGGCAATATCATCACTGAAACACTTGCAACCGCAGGCGCATCCGCCAGCGCCGCAACTACAAAGTCATTCATCCGCCTCACGGAAGCCTACGTTTCAAGGTCTGGAACCTACGCCAGCCAGTCAGCCGGATCGCAGGCCGGATCAATCACGATTGAAAACGGATCAGGCGGCACCGACTGGGCGCTCATAGCAGACGGCACACTCGGCAAAGGCCAGGCCGAAATCGGAGCCTACACCACGCCGCTGAACCGCAGCGCCGCCGTGTCGACATTGACTATTTCATCCGACAGCGACAAGAAAACCAACCTTGTCATGTTCCGGCGCGATAACATCCTCGAAACCGCCGCGCCATATTCGCCCATGATAATGATCATGGAATTTCCTCAAAACGCAGGCATCAATGAAATCATACTCGATCCGCCGTTGTTCTTTCCGCAGCTGACAGACTTCGGATTTTTCGCCGCCGTCGCATCGTCAACCGTCGATGTTTCCGTCAGCATGAATATAACGGAGTTCATTCCGCGATGAAATGCTGCGACATGAATGCCGGAATGCTGAAAGAACCTGTTACATTCACACGGCGCACCCTCACAAGCGATGGAGCGGGCGGACAGACAGAATCCTGGGCGACCGTCACAGGGGCGCCCACACGCGCGCAGGTGGCTCCCACGAGTGGATCTGAACGCTATGCATCGGATCGCATCGAGGCCACCGTAAGGCTTCGGCTCATGGTGCGATACACCACCACGCTGCGCGAAAACGACCGCGTGACAATCCGCAACCGCATTCACAACATCCGCTTTATTGACAACATCGAATTCGCAAACAAGTGGCTTCGCATTGATGTCGACGGAGGCGTTGCGGCATGAGGGAAGCAAGAGTTGAAATTCGCGGCATTCAGGAAGTGCAGGCCGCTATTCGCGAGTACAAGGGCGACATTACAAGGTCGCTGAACTTGATCATTAATCGCGCAGCACTGGATAGTGTGAGCGACGTGAGAAAAAACATGGAACGCGGCGGCAAGAGCGGCGTAGTCTATTATCGCATTCCCGGCGACAAATACATGACCATTCGCGCAGGCGGAGAAGATGGTCCGCCCGTTGCTTTTGCACCGGGTGGAGGCAAGCAGAACTTGTCACTGACACACCGGGCATCGGCCCCAGGCGAATCTCCCGCAAAAGACACAGGCGGGCTTATCACGTCAATTTATAATGAAGATCGACCAAAACGTAACGGATTCCTAAAAGTAATCGGATCTCGACTGAAATATGCCTATTATCTTGAGTTTGGTACGCGAAAAATCGAACCTCGCCCGTCGTGGATTCCGGCAGTCGAACGCGCAATCCCCAAGATGCTAACCGATGTCCGAATAGCAATCGCCGCAGCCAAAGCCCGCGCGGAGAAAACTACAAAATGAAATCAGGCGCACTCCAACAAGCAATCTACACAAGGCTCAATCACTCATCCGTGACAAGCCTACTCAGCACGGCATACAGCCCGCTTGTGGCAATCTTCTCCGATGTTCCCCAGGCATCGGACAGCGAACTTGATACCGCATATCCTTTCATATCTTTCGGCGGCGATACCATCACGCCATTCGATGACAAGGATAACCCCGGAGGTTCAGGCGTTGTGCAGATCGACGTATGGGATCGCGCGTCATCCATGCTTGATCTTAAAACATTGGTCGACGCTATCGACACTCGCTTGCGGCGTCAGGCTCTTTCAATTTCAGGCGTGACGCACATCACAACTGAGCTGGACAGTTGCACTTTCTCAAAAGACCCTGACGGCAAAACCAAGCGCGCGGTCATTCTTTACCGCGTCTTGTGGATTGCATGAGTTTCGTGCTAAAATAATCAAAATGAAAGGGCTTCATTGATGGCCATCTCCGGTCGGTCGGTACGGATCACGCGCAACAGTGTCGCCATCGTCGGTGCACGCGCGGATAGCGTAACCATCAACAACGAGCCGCTCGATATTACTGACAAGGACGATTCCGGCTGGCGAACGATGCTCGGCGATGCTGGCATTCGAACGATCTCATGCGAAGTCGAAGGCGTTTTGAAAGACGCCACACTTCTGACGGATAGCGTCGGCGCGGCCAACACTACACTCCTGCGCGAGTGCATCGTGACCATTTCTGGCCTTGGCACATTGACGGGCGATTTCATGCTGCAAGGATTGCAGATCGGAGCAGAGCAGGCAGACGTCGTTACCTTTACGGCCACGCTTGAAAGCGGCGAAAACATGGTCGTAACCATCGGGCCCTACAATACCGTTCTGCCGGCTGTCACAGGCACGCTGGACGAAGGCGACACGCTCACCACCACGAACGGCACATGGCTGGGCGATGCCACCATCACTTTCGCCCGCGCATGGCAGCGCGGCAATGCCAGCGATCCGAACGACCCGTCATGGGCCAACATCTCTGGCGCCACCGCTACGACCTACATTCTCGCCGCGGCAGATGTCGGAAAGTATATCCGTTGTCGCGTTACCGCCACCAACTCCGTCGGCTCCACGGTGGCATTCTCCAACATCGTCGGGCCGATCACGACCTAAGAAAGGGACTAAAAAATGGCTGCAATCTCTGGCCGGAAAGTGCGTATCAAGCGAGGCTCAACCGCCGTTGCCGGCGCTCGTGCCGATAGCTTCACAATCAACAACGAGCCCATCGACATCACCGAAAAGGATGATGCAGGCTGGCGCAAGTTCTTGGCAGATGTCGGCGTCAGATCTATCGACGCCGAGGTTGAAGGCATCCTTGAGGATAGCACCTTCTTGGCGCTCGCAGTCGGCACGGCTTCTGCCTTGCTCGAAGCCTACGTGCTTGAGGTCGACGGCATCGGCGACTTTGCCGGGAACTTCTTCTTGGCCAGCTTTGCCGTAACCGGAGAACAGGCCGACGCCACGACCTTCACGGCGTCCATCCAGTCTTCCGGCACCATCACCTTCACCCCGGGTTAATAGATGCCAGTATTCCGGGAACTAACGATCAAGTGGAAGGGCGACGAATACAAATTCGTCCCCTCCATGAAAATCATGCGGTTGATCGAGATGGGCGATATATCGTTCACCGATATCGCCGTCCGAACCTCGCAGGGTCGCCCGCCTGTCAGTCACATCGCTTTCGTGCTTGCCAAGATACTGACGGCGGCAGGATGCAAAGTCACCGATGAGGATGTTTACGCCGAGCTGATCGGCGGCAGCGCCGAGGAAGTGACAAGCCTCATTTCGTTTGTTCTCATGGCCTTCTCGCCTGCGGAGACGGACGGAAAAAATCCCGACGCCCAACCCCGGAACCAGCCGACGGCGAGGGCGGAACAAATCGACACCTAGACTGGGACGGAATGTATCTATGGGCGAGGAAGTGGGGAATACAGCCGAGTGAGTTTTGGGAGATGACGATTTCGGAATGGTGGGCGGAGTATGAAATAAACGTGCCGACTGATCCGAAAGAAAAGTATGCTGGCAAGCTGACGAGAGCCGATGTTGAGGAATTAAAGGACTATATGAAGCATGGCTCAAGTAAGCGGGATTGAAATTGCGATAAGCGCGGACAGTTCTGGCCTTGATAAAGGTTTGAACCGGGCGCAAGGGGCTATTTCTCGTTTCTCCAAGTCTGCTGTTGCTGGATTAGCAGGCGCTCTTTCGGCTGGCGTGTTCGTTGCGGCTGGCAAGGCCGCGATTGATTTTGCAGATGCTGTAGGAAAAACAGCGCAGAAGGTTGGATCAACAACCAAGGCACTTTCTGAACTCAACTACGCAGCAGGACTTTCCGATCTGACATTCTCTGATCTTGAGACGGGAATGAGGTTCCTATCCAAGAGTATGGTTAACAATGCCGATTTGTTTAATCAGTTAGGCGTTGCCATACAAAACTCTGACGGTTCTCTTCGCAGCACAGATCAAGTTCTCATGGACTTGGCTGGCACATTTGCATCAATTCCAGACGGAGCACAAAAAACCGCTTTAGCAATGGAATTGCTAGGCCGATCAGGCGCTTCAATGATCCCGATGCTTAATGCAGGATCTTCTGGCCTTGAGAAGATGCGGCAGCGGGCAATTGATCTTGGCTTGTCGATCTCAGAAGACACAGCCAAGAGAGCGGAGCAATTTAACGACACTATCACAGACCTCGCGGCTGTAGGCCAAGGCGCAATGATGCGATTGGCATCGGCTACACTTCCCTTGGCGCAGGCTTTCCTGAATGTTTCTGTAGCTGGCACGGAAGCAATGGTTGGCCTTGGAGGTGCAATTCAAGAAATTGCGCCTTATGCGGCGATTGCTGCTGCTGGTGTCGCCGGGTTTTATGCGCCTGCAATTTTAGCTGGATTAGCTACGACAGCGACTGGCATTTTTTCTCTTTCAGCAGCTATCAAGGCTGTCACGCTTGCTATGATGGCTAATCCGCTTGGGCTTTTGATAGGCGGCATCGCTGCGGCAACGGTTGCTATATTTGCATTTCGTGACGATATAAAATCAGCGATTGGCGTGGATATTCCAAGTATCGCCAAAGATGCTATAAATTTTGTCATTCGTGGTTTTATGAATCTGAAAGATGTTATTAAAATCACCTATGAAAATCTCGGAAATATTGTCGGGGCTGCATTAGTAGGGATGAGCAATGCAGTATTAAGCGCGATCACTGAACTTTCCAACAAGGTGATTGACGGGCTAAATTATGTTTTAAGCTTTGCTAACAAGATTCCCGGCGTTACGATTGGAGCATTTGAAAAGCTGAAAGGATACCAGTTTGAGAATGTCTTTGCTGACGGCGCCGCACAAGCTGGGCGTGATATCGGCAATGCAATGGCTGAGAACGCCGTAACAGATTATGTTGGAAAGATAGGCGAGCTTGCATCGGGAGCAATGTCCAAAGTCAGCCAGTTGTTTTCTGGTGGGGCAATTGCGGCTGGTGGAGGCGGTGACGGAATTATTCCGGCGATCCCCGGCGCAGGTGGCGGCGACAAGGGCGAAGACGGTGCCACTTCAATCGTGCCAGGCGTTGCGCCATCGCAGGAGGTTGACGCCATGTTCATGAGCCGTCTCGAATCCATTCGGGAAGGCTTCATGTCTGAGCGTGAATTGCTTGAGGCTGAATATGCGACTGACATGGAATTGCTTCGATCTCATCTGACTGGCAAAGATGATATTGACGCCGAATTCAAAGACCTCATGCGACAGCGCGCCGAGCAGCACGCGCGTGACATGAATGAGATCCAGCGCGCACAAGTTCAGGAAGACCTGCAAGAGGTCAGCACTGGATTGGGCAGTCTGCAATCCGCTTTCCAAAGCGGAAATAAAAAGATGCTAAAAGCCGCCAAAATCTTTGGCGTTGCGCGTGCTGTTGTTGACACATTGGTGGCAGCCACTGCCGCAATGAAAACAGGACTTACACCGGCTCAAATGTTTGCCAATTATGCCGCTGTATTCGCCAAGGGCATGAGCGCCGTGGCGGCTATCAAGGGCGTCTCCGAAGGCGGTGGAGGCAGTGGCGGCGGTGGAGGTGGAGGCAGCCGAGGCGGTGGTGAAGGCGGCGCAGCACC